GGCCTTCTGTAGATCGGACTTGTTGGCGTTTTGCCGCGCCTGTTCGGCCTCTCTCAAAGACCGGAGTTCGCGGTCAATTTCGCGCCGCGTCCGTCGTTCGGCGTTGAGCGCTTTCCGTAGATCGTCCACCGACGCGCCGGCGTCACGCCTCGCGTCGTCGTCCGTCGTGCCGTGGTCCTCTGCATCACGCGTCGGGACCTCTGGCGGGGTTGGCGGCGGGGTCGGCGTCACGCCTGTCCCCTCCGGCGCTTCGGATGGCGTCACGCCACCCGTTTGCGACTGATCGGACATCACGTCCCTTCACTCGCGGTTGATACGTCTGTCTGCGGCGGCGTTGGCACCGTGACCGTCACCGGCACGTTGCCGGCGGCGAGCGCGTTACGCTTCGCCTCCCGGTCGGCCATTTCCGTCCACCGCGAAATCTCTTGTGGCGTCGCACCCCACCGTTGCCAAAGCGCCTCGTTGGGGACGCCAAGCGTGGCCATCTTCGTCAGCGCGTCCACGCGCTCGCCTTCGGTCCGGAACTCCGGATCGCTCCAAATGACCTCTGCGTCCGTCGCCTGCGCGCGCTCCATGTCTCCCATGGCGTAGAACGCCAGCCGGATCGCTTCCTCCCACGCTTCGGAGAAGTCCAGTTGCTTCCGGCGCACCTTGGCGACAAGGCCAGTCTCCGACGCTTTGAGCGAATCGCCGGACGGCCACTGACCAAGACCGGCGGTCAGATAGTGCGGCGGCGTCCGCGTCTGCGCGGCTAGATGCTGGATCAGCATTTCCACGGCCTTGACGTAATTTCCAAGGTCCGTGACGTCAAATTCCCCGAACTTCGCGGTGTCGTCCTCCACAACCCACATACGCGAGACAGAGGAAAGGAAGCGCGACGCGTTGGGCCGGCCAGTCTCCGGGTCAACCGGTATTTCGATCCCCGATGCCCAGCGCTGACGGAACGCCGAATATTCGGACGCCACGACCATATCCGTGACGATCTTGTTGATGGCGTTTTGAATGTCGATAACCGCGTCTAGATCGCTGCGTCCGCCGGTGAGCATGGACGGGTTATTGCGCAGCGGGATAACCGGGATAATTCCGCCGAAGGGATTAGCCACGTGTTCCGGCGTGTCCGGTTCCCACCGCAGTTCCGCGCCGGTCGTGCCTTCGTAGACGTTGCGCGAGCGGAACCGGTACGTCCCTTCGGGGAGATACACCGTCGCGTGCAAAATCCGGTCATAATCTAGGTAGCGCTTGAGCGCCGCGATGCGTCGCCGGCGGTCCCCCGGTTCGTAGGCCACGACGACTTCCGCCGGATGCTCCACGGTGATGCGCGGCGGATCGCCGGTGTCAACAATCACGTACGCGTGACCGGTCTTGACGGCCTCAAGATGCGCGAGGCCGGAGTCCGCGTCCATGCTGTTCGCCTGCCAGACGTCCCACGCGTCAGCGTCGCCGGCGTAGTCGTCGTCCGGCGTGCCACCGAAGCGGAATCCTTGGACGGCCAACCGCTCCACCGACGAATCCACGACGACACCGCACCAATTGTCTGCGAATTCGGAGAAAAGCGAGCCGAAAGTCTCACGGAATTTGGACGTGGCAAATTGCATCGGATGATCGCCGGCATAATAGGACTCATAAACCGACGCCAAAGCCGTCTGTTCGTCAAGCGCGCGCGCCAGCCGATAAAGCCAATAGCCAACGGTCCCGTCCGGCGCTTGGTCAAGCGGTGCCGGCGCGAGGCCATCGCCAACGCTAAGTTGCGGCGTAAAATCCACGGGAAATCTTTAGGAAAAAGACCTCAAGGGTTGTAACCTAGAGGCCGATACAGTGTTTGTAAGGTTGAAAGCGCACGACAAAGGAATCCGCAAATGACCACCGATACCCGCACCGACACCGACAAGCTTGAGTCCGTCCGTAAGTCCCTCGCGCAGTGGCGCGCGCTGGCCTACAATGCCGCGAACATGCGCAACGCCGCTTCGTTCGGTCGCTGCAACCGCGAGATTGAAAAGCTTGAGCGAATCGAGTCCGCGCTTATCCGTCGCATCCGCAACGCTTCCTAACCCTGCAAACCCCTTCCGAAAGGAATCCGCAAATGTCCGTGACCATTGACGACCTCACCAAGTCCGATCCGCGCGAGGCTTTCGCCAGCTTCGGCGGTCCGGCCGTCCGGATCAACCACCGGAGCTATCCCGTTGGCTCCGACGTGGAGGCCGTCATTGCCGGCACCGTCGATCCGGAGTCGGCGACCGCCACGGCCGATGGCCGGCATATGGCGCACGGCTGGCACACGGGACCGGAGGCCGAATGGGTCTATGTGGAGCGCTACGCCATCGCCGATGGCAACGTGTCCCTCACGTTCCACGGCTGGATTGACTCCGTGTCGCGCAAGCTATTGCAGGCCGGCTAGTCTCCGGCGAAATCCTCTCCCGAACCCCGCTCCGGCGGGGTTTCGTCGTTCTACGGTCCGAATTCGCTGGCGATCAGCGCGCAATCAGGACACTCCGGGTTGCCGTTGGGACACGGTGCGGAAGGGTGGACGTCGTGGACGGGATGCAGCGGCGGTTCGCGCGTTTGTCCGCACAACGTTCGCGCCGGCGTCACGAACCAGTGGCAATAGCCGTCCGGCGAGCGCCGCGCCGACGCGTACCGAAGGTCATGGACCAAGGCCAGCACCGGCCGGTCAAGCGGACGGTTCCATATTCGCTCTACCGTCTCTAGAAACTCAACGTCTGACACTTCACAGGCTGATCGGGACCCGTGACCTTGGCCGGCCCTCGCCAGCCTCTACGGAGTCGTTGCGCGCTTCGTACGCGAGGATGGCGGCGATGGCCGCGTCAATCTTGTCGGGGGAATTCGCGGACGCTTTCTCCACCCATAGGCCGGTGCGGACTTGACGCACGTGCGCGGAGAGGATCGCGCGCCGCAATCGTGGGTCCCCGTCGTGGCACAGTTGGCCGGCGATAGCGTCCGTCTGGAACCGCTCCACCGCCGCTGACATTTGCGTCCCCCGGTTGGTGGACCACGGGATGACGCTGCGATCCCCGTAGCGCCGCGCCCACGACGCGATTTCCGTCTGCCAATAGGGAGGATCGGGATAGAACCGCAGGACCCTATAACGCGCGTATGCGGCGTCCACGGCCGCGTCCACTTCGTCGGCCGGCACTTCCCAACCACGGCCGGCGGGACCCTCCGGCCTCTCCCACACGTCCAGCACCGACAACAACGCGTCTTCGTATCGGCACGCCACCAAGGCCGTCGAGTCCAGATAGCGCGAGCCGTCGAAGCCGAGACAGACCAAGTCGCCGGCCACGACCACGTCCCCTTCGCGCTCCACCAAGTCCCAATGCCGTGGCATAAGGAAAATGTCCTCTGCGGCGCTCCAGACGCACCCGTGATACTGCAACACGTCCGCGTCGGACAACTCCGGGTTCGCGGCCTGACGCGCGAGGAAATCCGTGGTGATCCACGACGCCGGGTTGGCCAGCTTGAGCGCGGCGACGTCGTGGCGTTCCGTCGTCGGAGCCGAATAGTTGAAGATCAGCGTTCGCGCTTCGTGGTTGCGGCTGATCGTCAGCGCGTCCGTGGCCTCCGTTTCGCCGGCGCGTTCGTTGCGGTCGATCAGTCGTCCCAAAATCCCTTCGTCGCGTTCGTGCGCAGCGCCGGCGGTGCTGATCGTGAACACCTGTGTCAACTGGCGCGCGCCGCCGGCGGTGGTCAGCGCCGCCCATGCGCGGCGCAGCGACGGGGTAGACCACTGCGCGACTTCGTCACAAATGACCAACGAAGGGTTATAGCCGTGCAAGCGTTCCGGGGACGACGACATGCGAAGAATCTTCCCGCCGCCATCGACGCGCGAGACTTCCCCGATCCACTCGCGGACGACCAACCGCGACGACAAACGGGGATCGCGGCGGATGAACGAAATGACGGCTTCGAACAGCCGGCCGGCCTGTTTGTCGGACGCGGCCGTCAGCAATATTTCTGGCGATCCTTCGCGCTCCATCAACGCGTAGAGCGCATACGCCGCGAGCAACGTTGTTTTGCCGTTCTTTCGCGGAAGAACAATGGCGACTGAACGCCAATAGGGGACGCCGACGTCGTCGCACGCCAGCGCTTCCCGGAATATGTCAAGTTCCCAATCCTCTAGACCAAGCTGGACTCCGTCGAAGACGTCAACCGATTGTTGGCAGAATTCCGCCGCCCACCAAGCGAAGTCATCGCCAAGCGTCGCCGGCGCGTACGCCGCCCACCCCTCCATCGCTTACGCCGCGCGGCGAATCTGCGGCCGGCGGTCCGCCGCTTGAGCAATCCCCATCGGCTTTGACCCGGTGCGCCGGCCAGCGCGAGCGCCGGGAGACAACATCAACCGTTCGCCCATTTTCGCCGCGAAGTCGTCGGCCTCGCGCAGCGCTTTATACATCGCGTGTTCCACGCGCTGACCTGTCGATCCGGTGCCGATCATTGGCCGGCCTTTGCGATCCCAGCGGTGCCGGAGTAGCGCGGCGTCCGCGCAAGCGCGCGCATATCGCTCAAGCGCGCCAAGGTTCAGCGTGGGGTCTTCCCCCATCGCCTCAAGCGCCTTGACCGCGTCGGCCGTCGCGCGCTCCATCGTGTCTGAGTACGAAAATCCGATCATGGCGAACCGGTCTAGTGCGGA